TTACACTAGTCAGTAATTAGTGTAACAAATGTTTGACTGCGGACGTATTTACCAGCTTGCAAGAGCCACGGTATACGCCCATAAATCCGATTGCGTATTGATCCAGATACCTTTCGTTCAGCGTGAATAGCTGGACTTGCGCCACGTTACGGATGATATGGCGGCTAAAGTCACCAAAGAGGATTGACTTAGCGTTATTGGCAATGTTGGCCATTGCGGTATTGACCACAATGGGCTTGCCAAGCAACATACCTGGGGAAGTGCTTGTTAGGTCGTTTCTCCACAGGGGACGGCCTACCTCATCCACTAAGGATTCTAATGACTTAATGGTCAAGTCATTCATCATCCAGACTGAATTTTGTCTGTATGCGGGGTCAACAGAATGGTATAGGTCAAGCAAATCTTGGTAGCTAACGCCACTGGTGCTATCAGCATCAGCACCCTTAGTAGATGCTGTGACTACACCTTCTGGCTTGCTTGTACCATCGCCTACCGAAAAGTCAGTGTTAGTCTTGCGGGCAACTCGTTCGCCTAAGCAAGAGCCAACTAGGTCAGAAATGTTAATTGCACTGTCTTGGAGCAATTCATAGCTAACGGGGAAAGCACTGGTGCGGTAGGTGTAGCATCCAATTTGCTTGACGTTAAAGGCAATATCTACGGCGGTATTGGCTACGTTTTCGCCAACAATAGCCGCTTCATTTGCTGTATCGTCCACGGTGGGCCAATTGATTGTACCACCCGTGGCAGTATTGATATTGTTGGCCACGTTGCGGATTCCACCAAATGCTTTCATGGACCGCTCAAAGCCCGCTATCATACCGTCTTCTACAGTGTATCCACCATAGGCGTCCGAAGTAGACTGGCCATTATTGGTGCGCAACTGTAACGTAAGGTCTGGGCGGTTAACGTCAATCCGGCAACGGTCGGCCGCTTCCTCCCACTCCCGCTTAATCAAATGCTTCATACCGGATGAGCGGAAAGCCCATGCTCGGAAGGCGTCATTTACATCTTGCTGAGTAATGGCCCGCTTGCTAACGGTGCTAACAACGTGGGGAACACTGACTGATAGAGACTGTACCTTGTCAATTCTTTCTTGCGTCTTAACTTGGCTTTCAATTTCATTTCTGCGGGATTCCAAAGCATCCCATCTTTCAAGCTCTTCTGCCGAGAATGATCTATTCTCGGTCTTGGCTGTATCTGCCAGCCCTTGCAAATCGGCAACTACTGCGCCCAATTGCTCTTTGAGATTTTTAATTTCGTACATATTTCACCATGCGATTACAAAAGTGTATTGCCTCTGCGCTGGGGCTTGGCATGGGGTATCTATGCGGACTGCATACAAAAAAATGAAGCCCCGCTAAGCTACACGGGGCTTCACCAAACATGTCGAGAGTTAAGATTGAGTTGAACACTCAGAAGTATTTATGCTCTAGCGCATAAAAAAAAGCTGGCCCGAATGACATGGCTGAAATTGGGCCAGCCCGATTGGAACAAGGGAATTTCCAACTTTATTTAGTAAACTTCTCTAGTCTTTTTTGTGTTTCTTCTCTTAGTTTTTCTTGCTGTAGCCAGTCCTTATAGTTATCCTCTAATTCCTTGCTACGTAACTGGGCGGTGGCACTGGTATAAGCGGGCTTGCTTACTGGCCCTACGTCCCTAAGCTCTGCCACCGTCCGTACCCAGCATATATGCTTATCGCCATCCGTGGCAAATTCGGTCTTCCCTGCCCTGAAAGCAAAGCTACTGCCTTTACACAGACCCTTATTGATCTTAGAGCGTACCTTAACATGGTCATTATCTTGGGCGTCAAAGGGGACAGTATAACGCAATCCTTTGCCGTCTGTCTGTAGCTGTAGCGTATTGCTGGCTACATCGCCCAAGATGTAGTCTTCACTATGATTAAAGCGGGCTTCTACGTTAGACCGCTCTGCCAAGATTTGGTGAAATGCTTGGGGGTCTATCCGCTCATATAAGTTGCCGCCTAAATGATACTCAGTCCCACTGTCTTTTGGATCATAGAATACAGACGCATAGCCAGCAATGTACTGTTGGCCGTTGCGCTCTTCCATCATCGTATCTGTGGGCGTTGTTCTTACTTCCATAATTCCTCTACTATGGCTTGGGTGGTGTACCGATCCAAGACCGCTTGCCGTTGCTCTGGCAATACGTGGTCTAACTCTTGCTGCATTGTCGCCAAGAGCTTTTCGGCTATCTCTTTGCCTCTGCGGAATACCGCCAGATTGTCTACCATTACGTCATGGTGTTTCGCTAGATCGGTCTGGCCCTCAGATACCGCTTTGCTTATGCGGGTCAGCAAGCGGGCCACGGTGTTGGTGGTCAGCTTCCTAGCCACGTCTTCCGCTGGGGCTGGCTCTTCCTCCCCATCTTCCCCCTGGGGCTGGGCTTCTGGGGGCTGGGGTGCTGCCATCGGGGGCGGGGCGGGTGGCTCTTCACCCTCTATCACAATGTTAGATGGATGCTGCCACGTCTGGTCTTCATCCTTCTCGGTGGTCATATTCATTTTCTGGCGCATTTCTTCCCATGAAATCATGCCGTTTTGATACTGATAGCCCAGCAATTCAATCTCTGTCTTAATGTCTGTGCTAATCAGTTTCTTACGCTCAAACTCGATATACCTAAGCTGGCCCGTCTTCTCTTGCTCAGACAATAGCTTGGCTTCTGCCTCTTGCTCCCAATTTACTAGATGATGCTCTACGCAATCCGCTAGGAAATTTTTGTCATCTTGTTCTAAGCTGCCGTAGCTGGTATTTTGCTTGCTTCCTAGTTTGGCATGGGATGCGCCAAATAGATTGGCACTGGCCAGCAAATCAAATTCTCTGGACTGATTGAATTGGCCCTCATCATTATTGATGCTTACACTAGTGGTCTTTGTACCTTGTGGTACGAAGGCGGGCTTAAAAGCATTGTCTACGCTTGCGTGCGCCCGATACCAAGCATTGCGAAACTCTTGGACTTTCTCCAGACCTTTGATTGTGGGCGGCAATTCTACGATAAGTTTGGGCTGGGCATTGTTCTTGAAATAGTAAGCCCCGTGTTTCTGCAATGCTAGACCTAAGCCAAGCGTATCCCTACCTAAATGCAAGGTGTTATAGCCCTGGATACCATCACCTAAATTCTGAATATGCAAACAGTCTTCGGGCAGTAATGCAAAGGGCTGATTGTTCAGGGTGGTCTTAATGATAGGTAGGCCCGTAGACGTATCAACATAAGTGGCTGTTGGGTCTAATATCAATAACTCTACGGGCAATGCGTAGTTGTCTCGGACGATATACGCAAAAGCATTACCATAAGCCAAGCAATGAGTTTGCATAGTGCGCCGAAACACAAAGGCGGTATAGAGCGGGCTAGGGCGTCTACGTAATAGGACTTGGGCAGGGTGTTTTTCGTCCACTTGCCTAGAATCATTTGCGCCGTACCGCATTACGTTTAGGGGTAATAGTGCTACCTTGTTGCTCACTAGCTCAATGGCCCTGCGCACAGCCGGATTGCCTAAGATACTTTCCAGTGAAATGCGAAGACCCGCAGCACTAGGCGGGCCGGAAGCCAGAAGCTCATACGTGGCGGGGTCATTTAGATTGACGCTGGGGTCATCCAACATGGACCGTTTCTTAAAGATATTCCAGAGTTTCATACCCTTATCTATGCGAGGCGCAAAAGAAAAGCCCCGTGGCTAGATGCCACGGGGCTACCTGTCCGATACGGTCCCCTCCCTTCCGTTCCTATCCATTCCTATCCCGTATCATATAAACACTAATGGGCCATCCCACCCGTCTTCATACCCTAGCCAGCCACCCATTGCGATAGCCGCAGCTACCAGACCGTCTATCCGTCCGTTTGATCTTAACTTATCTAGCATTATTTGATCTTCATTGTTGGTACGCACAGTGGCCACAGACACACACCAGTCTAATACCGGATGGCCAGCATGGCGGATAGTTTGATCTATCATCTTCCGTTCTAGGTAGGCAGCACTGGGGGACATTTGCGCAAAACTCTGCTTGACTTCCACACACTCAATACCCTCTTCCTGCAATATCTGAATTGTCTCGGTAGCACCGTAAGGGTCAAAACGTAACTCCTGTATATCAAAGTTATTGGCGTCTTCCATGATACGTTCCCGTATAGCTTTGGGATCAATGATATCCCCAGGCGTCAAGCTAATTAGTCCTTGCTGTTCCCACGCTAAGTAAGGTACGTGGTCTGTCTTAGACTTTATTTCTGCCAACTGTCGAGGACTAAAGAAGCGGGGCAACAGATAGATGTTTTCGTCTTTCTTGACCGCCACTACATAGGCCGTTAGATCATTCCGCCTACTCATATCCAGACCGATATAGGCAGGGTAGCCGTGTAGCTCTTCCTCTGTGAAAAGCCCTCGACACCTGCGCCACTGGGTCATATCGAGCCACGCTTCTACATGGCCAACGGGCTGATTAAGAAGAAAGGTACGAAAGCGGGCAGCATCTATAGGACTTTGCTT